TGTGGCATAGTCAGCGTCCTGTACCACATAGTAGCGTGGTAACGGCTGTGGTATGGCCTGATTCAAGGGATAGTAATCTTTTAGGTTGGGCACTTCCAGCACGTCACCGTTCATGATCTTGCGTCCCAGGCTGTCAATCATGTCGTTGAAGTGAAAAGTAATAAACAAAGTATCGTTGTTTAGAAACAAGCCAAACTGTGTAAGGTCAAAGTCAATGTCCTGATGATTGTAAACACCACGCATACAATACACATCCGGATCGTATATTCTGTCGCGGTTTTCCAGCAACAACAAGTCCTGAATGTTTAGTGGATCTAGTGTATCATAAGTGGGTTGAGTAGCATCACCGTTGCCTGAAAAAGCCGAATCCTCGCCGCCAGTTTGCGGGCCCATGTACTTGTGCAGGAAAATGTCGAGGCCACCAGTGGTGTACATCTCCGAAATGGTACGATCTAAAAATTGATAATCACGGGTTCTATTAGGGCGGTAAAGGCTTAGGCGTGGCATAACTTGTATTTATGGGAGGTTGACCAATAAATCCAAAACTGCTATAATTACACATAATCTTTAAGGAGTCCCGATGAAACCAGTCAAACTCTTGAATCCTCGCAGTTCAGACACTAATGTCATGGGCGGGGAGCCGCCGTGGAAAACACAACCCACAGAAAACCGCATCAGTGCTCTGAGCAAAGCATTCTCTTGGTACAACTATTTTTACGGCAAAAAAGATGCTCGTGAAATGATTGTGAACTATTTAGAATCACAGGACCGTAAGGCAGATGTGCGTACATTGAAAAGTATTCCAGATTCAGCCATACGCTTGACCACAGGCTGGTTGTGCCGTATGAAGATGGTGGGTCTGGAGTTGAGTGAAACAGAACAAATCAAACTGGATAATTTGTTGAAAGAAATTTTATCTAGTAAACAAACAGAGCAAGTGGATGCTGAGCCTGTGGCAGATTCTTCAACCCGGCCCAACATACAAGATCGCCTGAGAGAAAAAGTTGGCGAGTGTGCGGCCGAACTTGACGGTATGTTTGACGAATTCTTGATGTCTGGTGCTAAAATGTCAGCAGACTACAAGCCTATCATGGTCATACGTGGCATGAATGTGGTACCACAAATGATCAGTGAAATCTCCAATCGTTGGAAGCGCAAACTGGCAGAGTTTGAAGAAGCGGTAGAAGGACGAGACCCACTGCTGGTTGAGGCATACTCGTACCTGACCAAGATTCAATTGCGTAATTGTGTAAAGTTTTGCGAAGCAGTGATCAACGACTGTGGTGCTTATGTGCAGATCAAGAAAGTTGAACGCAAACCACGCAAGGTCAAAGCAGTACCCCCAGAAAAACGTGCGGCCAAGTTCAAATACATTGCGGAGTTTGCAGAACTCAAACTCAAAGGCCTGGCAGCCGCAAGTCTAGTGGACAAAGCCGAAGCCTGGTTGTACGATACCAAGAAACGCAAACTGATCCACCTTGTGGCAGACAGCCACACACAGGCATTTACTATCAAGAACAACAGCATAATTGGATACAGTACCGTAGAAACACTACAAAAAACTGTGCGCAAGCCAGCAGATGTTGTGAAAGCAATACAGGCCGCAGGCAAGCCAGCCGCTAGAAAGATCTACAAGGATTTGACCACTACTGAAACGCCTTGGAATGCCCGGGGCACCGAGAACTTGATCATACTCAAAGCCTGGTAAATAAGGGGGAACGGAGTTCCCCAATGGCTGAACAAAATACCTTACCTGAGTTAAAGCAAAACCTTATTGAGTATTGCAAATTAACCATGGGTGATCAAATTATTGATCTTGAACTAGACCCTGCACACTACGAAGCGGCATATCAACGTACACTAGGTGTGTATCGCCAACGTGCTCAGAACGCCTATGAAGAAGCCTATATTTTCATGGAGTTAATTCGGGATCTAAACATTTATACTTTACCACAAGAAGTGCAAAGTGTGCGACAAATATTTCGCAGAACATTTGGCGACTCAACAGGACCGTTTGCGTCAAACTTTGATCCATTTGCACAGGCAAGTATCAACGTTTACCTCATGAACTTCAACGTGGCAGGGGGCCTTGCCACATACGATTTCTACAGCCAGTACGTGGAACTTGCTGGCCGCATGTTTGGCGCATACATGAACTACACCTGGAATCCTGTAACCAAGAAACTACAGTTGATTCGGGATCCAAAAGGCACTGGCGAAAATGTGCTACTTTGGGTTTATCAAACCAAACCTGAAATCCAGTTGCTGAGTGATTATCAAATCCAGCAGTGGATTAGAGACTACATGGTTGGTGCTTGCAAAATGATCATTGGTGAAGCACGTGAAAAGTTCTCAACCATTGCGGGTCCACAAGGCGGCGGCCAACTGAATGGCGCCGCAATGAAGTCGGAAGGGCAAGCTATCATGGATGCCAAAATTGAAGAACTCAAAATGTATGTGGATGCAAGTCAGCCACTTACCTGGGTGATCGGCTAAAACACACTAGACAACGCATTGCAGTTGTGTTACAATCATTGAATGCACTTGATGATTGATCTTGAAGGACTAGCAACAGGTCCTGACACCACTATTCTTACCATAGCCGCACAATCGTTTGATCCGTTTGGTTCGGGCCATTACGACCGACATTACTATGCTAGAGTCACACTGGAAAGCCAAGAAAATCGTGCAATTGATGATGGCACAATATCCTGGTGGGCAACTCAACCAGAACATGCCCGTGAAGAAGCATTTGGGGAACAAGATCGTATCCCATTAGATCAAGCATTAGATGAGTTAGGCCGGTTGATTTGGCACGCCAAACTAATCTGGGCCCAAGGTCCCACATACGACATGAACATTCTTGAGCATGCCTACAAAAGTTATAACAAGCCTCTACCCTGGAAATATTACCAGGTGCGAGACTCAAGAACTGTGTTTAGTCTTTGGCCTGAACTGCCTATCCCACCTACCAGTCATCATGCGCTGGAAGATTGTCGCAGACAAATAGGCATGCTACAAAACACGCTTAAATATCTCAACGTAAAGGAACTCAAATGATCATTGGCATCTGTGGATTTATAGGTTCGGGTAAAGATACCATTGCTGATTATCTGGTTAACTTACACCACTTCCGTAGAGAAAGTTTTGCGTCAACTCTCAAAGATGCAGTGAGTCAAGTGTTTGGTTGGGATAGAACCCTGTTGGAAGGGCGCACAAAACAAGCCCGCGAATGGCGCGAACAAGTAGATCCATGGTGGGCAGAACGCCTGCACATGCCCACATTAACGCCGCGTTGGATCTTGCAATACTGGGGCACAGAAGTGTGCAGAGCCGGTTTTCATGATGATATCTGGATTGCCAGTTTGGAAAACAAACTGCGCCACAGTCAAGATGATGTGGTGATATCTGACTGTCGTTTTCCCAACGAAATCCTGGCTATTAAAAACGCAGGTGGTAAGGTTATTAGAGTCGCTCGCGGCCCAGAACCTGCTTGGTATGATGCGGCTGTGAGTGTTAATCGTGGTGCTAACGGCAACTCAACTTGGTCAATTAGCCATCGTAAACTGGAAAAACTAAAAATTCATGCCAGTGAAACTGCCTGGGTTGGAACAGAATTTGATGTTGTACTAGACAACAATGGTACATTAGATGACTTATACCAGCAAGTTAAAAATCTGGTTCAAGATCCCCACGACGCCAAGTAAAGTCGGTTTTTTTAAGTAATTCAACACAGTTGAGACAAACTGTTTTGAGATTGCGTAATTCGGCATTATTGAGATTCCCATCAATGTGAAACACCAATGATTGAGTTGGTAATTTGGCCTTAAACCCGCATTTGTCACATGCGGGTTTTTTCTTGTAACCAGCAGATTTCCACCGTGGATCTCGTGGTCTAAGTCCCCGCCCTTTTCTTGTGCAGTTTTCACATTTTGATCGATAGTGAGTAACGTCTTGTTTGACGTAGTTTACAGCACACGGGCGTTGATGGCATGATTGACAAATAGGTCTTTGCATGAGTTATTTATGGTGGACCTTTGCCAAAGGGTGCTCAACTCCGCTGTTTTTGGCATTTGCCAATAAATATCTACAACTTGAAAAGGAAACCATTATGGCTTTAACATCACCAGGCGTAGAAGTAACAGTAATTGACCAGAGTCAATATATACCTTCGGCCGTTAACACAGTACCTTACTTTTTGGTTGCCACAGCGC